TTGTAAATTGACAAGATTCAGATCTTTCCCAATCAAAATTCCAACCAGCATTTTTGTTTGCTTGATGAACATAAGGATGAAGTTCTTTATAAATCCATGTGTCACTTAGCCAAACTAAATCTGAATTTCTTTTTCTTTTTAAATCTAATACTTCTTCTTTTTTTAATTTTCTTTCGCCATAACCACCTGTTCTAGCCATAACTTCTTTTTGTTGTAGTGCATATTGTATTACATCATCACAAAACCTAGGTGTTAGTGCAGATTTAAAATACCAATAATGATTAGCTAAATTCATACGTAGTTAAAATTTATTACAACCCTTCTCTTTTCATCTGTACAAGTCGAACCCGTGTGTTTTAATGTTGAATTAAATTCTATGTATTTATTTTTTTCACTTTTAATTTTTTCACCAGTTTCAAACTTTGTATATCCATTACAAGTATTTAAATAAAAAATTCCAGTAATGCCTTGTTTTTGATCAGTATGCATGCCGTGCTCTATTATTTTTTTATCTTTAGTTAAAAGATTTGCTTTTATTCTATTTAACTTGTTAAATTTTATTTTTTTAAAAAAAGGTTTTAATATATTAAAATGTTCATCCACACAGTTCTTTTTACCTTCATCTAAAAAAAGAAAAGTAAACTGAAAATATTTTTTGTCATTCCAAGATACTACTCCATCATTAAAAAACCATGGCATATTTGGACTCATCATAAAAGATTCAATTTGTTTAAAATCTTTTTCATTTAAAAAATTTTTATAGATATTCATACGTTATAGTTTGTACAAAATTTAAATTATCCTTTTGATTATTGGTTAAGTAATACATATTAGTTGATGGAAACATAACAAATTGATTATCTGTTAATGGTATATCCCAACTTCTTCCCTTACGTCTGTTATCTTCAAAATGTATTCGAACCATACAATCTTTGACTTTTACGCCATATAATAATGTAAAGTCTGGTGAGTTTCGTAGATCCACTGGATCAATATTTAATAATGGTATTGTAGTTTCTTGAGGTTTATAAACGTTACCCCACGTTTCTTTGTTAACTAAAGTAAAACCATATTCTAATTGTATATGATCTCGCATATACGTATTCAACATATCCCAAGTTCTTGAAAATGGAAATTCTTTGTTTTGAATTTGTGATTGTAAAATGTCGCCTGATAATTTATTTCGGTCAATGTCCCAATTTTTAGGCATTGCCACATCACCATAATATAACGCTATTTCAGATAATACTTTCTTTTGCATACCACATACCTTTTTAATTTATGCTAAATCGTCTGTCAAGTCCCAAGACTGGCCTGATTCATTCCAAACATAACGCCACGAATGTGTGCCAGCTTCATTTTGTGATTGTTGTTCTGCAGTTAATGAAGGAGCATCACCAATTGGTGATTTCCAACTTGCAGTTGCAGTGTCTTTTACCCAAGATGTGTAAGGTTTTTTAGGCCAAAAGATATTATCATCTTCGTCCCAAGTATAACCAATACCTGCATAATTTCCTCTAAGTGCTTTTGAGTTATCACCTGATGAATGTTTATTCTGTGATGTATTGTAAGATGTTTGAATCCACATTTGTGCAGGCCAATTATTATGTTGTTCTAAATATTGTTGACCTACTGATTCATCTTCAATACCATCAGCGTTTAACATATCTTTGTTATCAAGTGTTAACACTTGAATAACTTTTCCGTTAGCTCCTAGTTTTGCAAAATGTGCCATAATGTTTCTCCTTATATATTAATTTTAATTACCATTCAACTATTGAAATTTATACCTTATTATAACAATTCCTGATCCACCAGCTGCTCCTTTACCATTACAATTAGGAAATGAATTATTTCCACCACCACCACCGCCACCAGTATTAACAGTTCCGGTTACAGCAAATGACCCAGGAGCTGATAAACAACTATTGGCTCCTCTTCCGCCACCACCTGCTCCGCCACATCCTCCTTCATTTGGTTGAGGTGCATATCCTCCACCGCCACCACTCCTTGCGACTGAAGATCCAGTTATTGAACTTGATACACCATCACCACCATCAGGTGCGCCTGCCTGCGCTGGTTCTGGATTGGCATCATCATTTCCGTTTTCTGAAGCACCACCGCCACCATTTCCACCACTATTAAAAGTACCTGGATTTGGATTAATTCCACCACCAAAACCTTGAGATGGAGTTACAGGAGGTGTGTTTCCTGATGGTCTTGCACTAGGGCCATCAGCTGCAGTTCCACCACCAGAACCTCCATTAGCTCCAACTTTAGTTGGAGATCCTCCTCGTGAACCTGCTGCACCACCACCTGCAGATGTTATAGTTGAAAAACTTGAATTTGAACCTGGGTTTGCACCTGTTGAACCTGAACCACCAGTACCACCTGCTCCAACAGTTATTGGAAAAGTTGTTTGAGTAATTGTTACAGCATTTGTTGGCGCGTTTGCTACTAAAGGTGAAGCTGTAAAATTGTCTACTGGTGCGTTTCTGCCTTCCCTAAAGCCTCCTGCTCCACCGCCTCCACCAGCACAAGTTCCACCTCCACCACCACCTGCAACAACTTGATATCCAACTGTATTTTCAGCTGGTGTAGTTGATACGTTACATACCACAAAAGATCCTGGCCCTGTAAATGTATGAATTTTAAAATTACCACAAGTTGTTATAGTTCCACCAGTTGCTGTTATAAAAGGAAATACACCTGTTTGAGATGTTTCAGTTTCTTGAACATTAATCCAACCCTCTGTTCCGTCAACATAAACGAAAGTTGCCGCTTGACCATTAACTTCTAATATTGCATCTTGTGCTACACCACCAATTTTTTCTGATCCATTTGGAGAAATTGTTAAATTATTACTATTAAAAGTTCTTGTATAATCTGCAAAAGAAACTATTGCTCCTGCTGATCCTGCAGGTAAATTTGCAGTCACAGCACCACTTGACGTGTCTACAAAATAACCTTCGCCATCTGCTGCAGTAAATGTAGTCGTTTTAATTGAACCAGTTTGCCAGTCCACAGCTCCTGATCTACCAAAACCTGTTTGTGTTCCACTGTTTGTAATTGTTGCACCAGCAGGAATCGTGATAGTGTCACCACTATCTCCTAACTGAACTGTGCCACAATTTGTTCTTGGACTTATTTTATTTACTTTTACTTCACTCATAATTTACCTATTGAAATTTATACCTTATTATTACTATACCAGAACCACCATTTCCACCTGCACCTTTAGGTCCGGGACTAGGTGAATTTGGAGTTGTTCTCACACCACCACCGCCACCACCGCCAGTGTTATCTGTACCATTGCCTCCAGCAGCATCTGAACTAGGTCTAGGATAACTTGAACTCCCACCACCATCACCACCTCCGCCTTGACCACCAGATCTTACGACTGGGCTTTGCCCCCCTGGAATATTTCTTGTACCACCGCCACCACCACCTGCGTAAAACGTAGCAGATCCATTTATTGCTGTTTGCACACCATCTCCACCTTCAGCTGCAAGATCAGTTCCTCCAACTTCAACTGCGCCTCCGCCACCGCCACCACCATCATCTGTTGTTGTTGGAGAAGATGTTGATGCAGCTTCACCATTCTTACCTTGAGCTGGAGTAACTGGAGGAGAATTACCTGTTCCTCCTGTTCCAGTATTGTGAGCTCCACCACCACCAGAGCCACCTGGATTACCATTAGCTGGATCACCTCCACCGCCACCACCTGCCGTTGAAGTTATTGTTGAAAAAACTGAATTGTTTCCATTATTTCCGTTATTTGAACTAGTGCTTTCTGAAGCTCCTGATCCACCGCCACCAACTGTTATTGGATATGCTTGAACACAAACTGGTAAAGATGAACAAGTTGCTAGAGGACTAGCCGTATAAGGTCCTGAAATACATGAGTTATGTGATTCTCTAAAACCACCTGCTCCACCACCTCCTGCTGCACAAGAAGTACCACCTCCACCACCACCTGCAACAACTAGATAGTCAACCTTATCTCTAGATGTAGAACAAGTTAATGAATTAACTGTGAAAGTTCCTGGGCTTGTAAATGTATGAATTTTAAAATCTCCACAAGTTGTTTCAGTGC